CCGTAAGGATTGTAACACCAGTTTAATATTAGGTAACATTCCATTAATTTTAGATTTGACTTTATTAATGAGTTTGCCCACTTTTATGACTAGGAATGAACTTATTGTATATATCACTTTTTGTAGTAACTTGAAATTTTTTGGATTTTTTGCTGTTATTTTAGTATATAATTTTCGCATCTTTTGCATTTACGAGATGTCATTATTTTTATTTTTATCTATGATAAGTGCTGATTGGTAATTACTATTACTACTTGTAACAGTGTTCTGACATGAACTGTTATTATTTTATTACATTTCATTGTGTCGTTGTCCTTTTTTCATATAGTGGTTAGTATAAAGACCCGTCGATATGAAGATCGTATTTCCCAAAAGACTTCCTGATAGCGAAATATATGAGTTTAGGCTGACGTAAGAGAGCTATAAGTTACTTTGCATGGATAACCTCTATAGTGTGTAATGCTTAAATGGAAGACTTTAAGCCTTATTGCTTATTATATTTGTTTGTTGGACCCCCAGATTGGGGATGGAAATTTATATTACAATGCATTCAATTGCAAACATGAGGTATGTCAACGCCTCCCCCAAGAGCGACACTCCATGCCCGAGCACTCCGCTCTCAACGACTTTGGGCGTTGTAGATGGTAAACTTTTCGATGGTACTATTGATCGTGATTTCGCTGTTTTAAGTAGTTTTGAACTATTAAAATATGCATCCGATCATGATGCCGAATTATTAATTATGAGAGTTCTACATTATACTTTAGGGTATTTTGGTAGGAAATTTAAGAAAGATTATTTTGAATATGAGGAGAGATCTGCTCTTCATAATTCTATTAGTATTTGTTCTGCGATTAAAGAAGATTGTAAGAGAGTTGTGGATTTAGATTTGTGTTTGTGTAATGTTGGTTACATTTCACCTGTATTCAAGATTAGACAGCATAAGGTCGCGTCCAGTATACGTAAACGTTTAATGTATTATTTGAAGGATCAAAATAAAGGAGTTTATTTCTCTTATGAAGAAATGAATTTTCGTTCTGATGGAGCAATATTTAGTACAATGGATATATGTTTTGAAATTATTTATGACAATATCTGGTCCTTACGTATTAGAGCTAAAGCTTTTGTTTTATATAGAATAGCTTTTGCTATTTTTCGTATACAACGATCACATGACTTTAGTTATTGCTTTCATGCACCTAAACATTATTTAGATCTTATTCCAGCTTTATGTTGGAAAAGAGATTTTTTTGACTTTGTGCCGAAAGCTTTGCATCCAAACAAGGTTTTTCAAATGGATTTTATGAAGAAAGAATATGAAGAGAGAAATACTATGTTAAAACCGCTTGAAGATAAGTGGAGAAAGCGTCAGAGTAATAAATATCCAGTTTTGGATGTTACTTTGAATTTTGAAGAACAAATGTTTAGTCCATGGGGTTCTATTAAAGGATCTATTGACCATAAATCTGAACCTGTTAAACATGAAATTGATCCAAGATTTCTTGATTTGTTGCAAGTTATTTGTGAAAATGGTATTGATCTTAATACCACACATACATCTACTGATCTTGTTGCTGCTGCTGAAAAACTGAAAGAAATAAATTTGAATATTGGTACTCCAAATTTGAATACTGGTGACTTTGTTGCTGGTATGGACAAATTAGGTAATATTAAATTCAATGTTCCTGGTATTGAAAAAGTCCC